GAAAGGCTCTAGGTATGTCACATGTCACTAGAGATATGGCTAAGACTTTTATCTATGCGTTCCTACTAGGAGCAGGTAATGCCAAGGTAGCACAGATACTCAAGGTCAATCAGAAAGAAGCAAAGCAAGCAGTTGAAAACTTTATGCAATCAATTCAAGGACTTGCTGAGTTAAAGAAAAAGATTATACCACACATAGCTAAACGTGGGTGGTTCAGAGGTCTTGATGGACGTAAGGTTGTAGTACCTTCAGAACACAAGACACTAGCAGGTATGCTTCAGAATGGTGAGTCAACCATAATGAAACATGCAGCACTCGATTGGGTACACAAAGCTAAGAGACAGTTCCTTGAGTTCAAGCTTGTGACGTGGCCTCATGACGAGTGGCAAACAGAAGTGCGTGGGCAGATGAAAGATGCTGAGTTACTTGGTGAGATACAAAGGCAATCTATTGTTGACACTGGTGTAAAGTTTGGTATGATCTGCCCACTCGCAGGATCAACTGACATAGGATATAATTGGAAGGATACTCATTGAGTTGGATTTTTGCACTATCCCCTATCATTTTTTGCTTGACATTGAAAGCATTTGAGTATAGGTTGTTAAAACGAATCAGTAAAGAGGAGCTTGTAAATGACAGCTAAAAAGAAAACTAAGTATGGTGTATTCGAAGGTGACTTGTATTACGCACGTATCTTCGTTGACAACATAGATGACTCAGAATACCATGAGCGTACAGAAGGACAGTTCAATACTGTGTTCGTACCCAAGGACGATGATGAGCTACAAAAGATTGTTGAGATGGGTTTCCCTGAGGTATCAATGGGCAACCGTATGATCAAACCAATCGCTGCAGCAGACAATCGTGCAGGTATGAAACTAAAACGTCCTAACAAACACCCTTCTGGTATTGAGGACTTTGGTGGTGCGCCATCCGTTACCCACGGCACTACCAATAAACCTTGGGATTACATTGAAGACGGTGCTCTTGGTAACGGCACTAAGGCCAAGGTTAAAATCTCTATCTACGGTGAGGGAGCTACCGCCTCAGTAAGGTTAGAGAAAGTGGGCATCCTCGAACATGTACCATTTGAAGAGATGGCTGCAGAGGATCGTTGGTAACAACCCATGTACTCCTTTCGTTGTAACTGGCAGGGCTTCGGCCCTGTCCTTTTTCCCTAAGGATTAGATATGAAATACGCAGTAATGATTATGTTTGATACTGATGAAGATTACAACTACGTGCCTGAAGAGTGGCCTTGTAATACTACAGAAGGATACAAACCAAAGCTGTTTGATACTTTCGAAGCAGCAGAAGAAGAACGCAGTAAGTGGAACACAGGTATCATCGTTGACTACAGTGACGATATACTTAGACCAATGACACAGAAGGAACGTCAACGTGCAAAAGAACGAGAACTTGCAAATACTGGTTGACGGTGATCCGTTTGCTTATCGTGCAGCTTTCTCTTGTGCAGATGAAGAGGCACAGGCAGCAGTAGAAAAGATTGACGAGTTACTAGAGACTGCACTTGAGGCAGTACTGTGGGAAGTAACTGATGACAAGTATCAGATATTCCTGACAGGTAAAGGTAACTTCAGAAAAGATATTGCTGTCACCAGAGAATACAAAGGTAACAGGAAACAAGAGAGACCTGTACACCTTGGTGATATTAGGCAACACTTGATTGATAATTGGAAAGCTATTGTGTCCAAGGATGAAGAGGCTGATGACTTGATTGGTATCTGGTCTAACCCTGAGAGCATTGTCATATCAATAGACAAGGACATGTTGCAGCTACCATGCACACACTACAATCCACACAGACGTACTTGGCAGACAGTCGAAGAGTTTGAAGGGTTGAGGTTCTTCTACAAGCAGATACTTACAGGCGATTCGGCAGACAACATCCAAGGTATCTACGGTGTTGGACCTAAGAAAGCTGACAAGATACTAGCTGAATGTAAGACAGAACAAGACTTGTATCAGGAGTGTGTCAGAGCCTACGGTGGTGATGAAGAAAGAGTAATAGAAAACGGTAAGCTGTTGTGGCTACGAAGAGAAGAAGAACAGATATGGCAACCACCCAAGTTCACAGATTCCGATCAGGACTAGAAGAACGCAACGCTAAATACCTACAAAAGAAACGTGTCAAGTTTGAGTACGAGACACTAAAGGTACAGTGGCGTGACATGAGAATAAGAAAGTATACTCCTGACTTTATTTTACCCAACGGTATTATAGTTGAGACTAAAGGTAGGTTTACTTTACCAGACAGGAACAAGCACAAGTGGATACAAGAGTTACACCCTGAGCTTGACATAAGATTTGTCTTTAGTAATCCTTACCAGAGACTAAACAAGGGAGCAAAGATGACCTACGCAGATTGGTGCGATTACTATGGGTTCTTATTTGCTAAAGAAGTAATACCACATGATTGGATAAAAGAGAAAAAAAAGAAGATATGCTTGAACAAGGTACTCTAGGATGGTGGCAATATTGGCTAATACTAATGATAACATTGAATACTTTCATAAACGTGATAGTGTTTTTTAAACATAGATTTAAGGGGAAGAATGATGGAGGTTAAGGTACACCAGTATTTAGATGGTCCAATAGATCAAGGTGATAAGTGGTCTTTGGTCTGTATGGTAGAAGAGAAGGGCATGGTCTTTGATGATGAGATATATTTCAAAGACTTCAATGAAGCTTACAATTTTATGAACAAACTAAAGTCTTCAGTAGAACCTATCCTTCATGAAAAAGAAACTTCTCTTTGGATACATTAAGGCTTGACAATGTTTGATCATGATAGTAAGATAGAAGCTCTTGTCAATAACTACGGACTACAGTTATTGATGGAACAGAATGATTTGGATGAGGAAGCAATCATACGTAAGCTAGTTGATGATGGTACAATCAACATGAATGATTACTTTTATATGGACATAGAAATTAAACAGTGGAAGGAACTAGAAGAGTGATTACCCTAGACGATATAAACGCATTTCAATACTACAATCAAGACCCTCTTGACATGGACAAGTATCAACAGCAAGCTGCAACTACAGCTATCTACGATCAGAAACACGCAATCATTTACCCTGCGTTGGGTCTAGCTGCTGAGGCAGGAGAGGTAGCAAACAAAGTCAAGAAGATCATGAGGGATGGTAAGCTTGACCGTGATGGTATCGCTAGTGAGATAGGTGATTGTCTATGGTACATAGCTGCTCTGTGTAGAGACCTTAACATTGACATGGAGACCGTAGCCTACGATAACTTAGAGAAGCTACATGGAAGAAAGAAAAGAGGAACACTACGAGGGAACGGTGACAAAAGATGAGAGACAACTACTTACCTACAGATTACCAAGCGTTCATACACACATCAAGGTATGCACGATGGCTAGACAAAGAGCAACGCAGAGAGACTTGGGCTGAGACTGTTGACAGATACATGACTAATGTAGTCATACCTGTCATGGGTAAAGACAGCTTTGTCAATCAGATAGAACAAGCAATCCTGAACCTAGAGGTCATGCCTAGCATGAGAGCTATGATGACAGCAGGTAAAGCGTTGGATAGAGACAACACCTCAGGCTACAACTGCAGCTACTTACCTGTCGATGACCCCAAGTCATTCGATGAGGCTATGTTTATCCTGTTGTGTGGTACTGGTGTAGGCTTTTCAGTTGAACGTCAGACCTGCAGGTGCTAGACTAAAGACATTCGGTGGTAGAGCTAGTGGACCTGCTCCTCTAGTTGACTTGTTTACTTTTACAGTCAAGATATTCAAGGATGCACAAGGACGTAAGCTATCCTCTATCGAGTGCCACGATCTTATGTGTAAGATAGGAGAGGTAGTTGTAGTTGGTGGTGTCCGTAGGTCAGCAATGATTAGTCTGTCTAACCTGTCAGATGATAGGATGCGACACGCTAAGTCAGGTGATTGGTGGACTAACAATCCTCAACGTGCTCTAGCTAACAACTCAGTGGCTTACACAGAGAAGCCTGACAGCCTGTCATTCATGCGTGAGTGGATGGCTCTAGTCGAATCAGGTAGTGGTGAGCGAGGTATCTTCAATCGTGAGGCATCAAAGAAACAAGCAGCTAAGTTTGAAAGACGTGACCCTAGCTACGACTTCGGTACTAACCCATG